TGGCTGAAGAAACACCAGTTATTTGCTTTAATGGCATACCAGCTAGATTATACGATGCTCCGTGAGATTGCATACCTTTTAGTAGGTCATGCTTATGTTTTTGACCTTTTTCCTGTATTTGACGGATTCGAGTACCGCCAGACATGGTCTCTTTTACATTAGGTGGAGTATTGATATTTAATTCGGTAGAAAAAGCCTCAACCAAAGCTTTTAAAAAGGTATTTAAATTTTTATTACCTGGTTGCCCACCATCTTGTCTATTTGTTGGTATTGAACCAAGAACAATTAATGAAGAATCGCCGGGCGGACCACTCTTCATACAAAGCATAGCCTGACCAGGATCTGGGCAACCATTAAATGATGTAGCACCGCCTTGACTTGATGGCATAATCATAGGTGAAAAACCACAGTCTTCCTTATTTACAAGATTGCCATGTACTTGTGGGCAAAATATTCTTACACCATTTTGATTTGGCGCTGGATCTCCCTCATGGCCACCGATAACAATACCAACCAGCATATTGTTTTCTTGTGTCGGATCTCTTGGTCTACTCATATTATACTATTCCCTGTCCTGCTGTCTGTGCTACACATTCCATTGTAGTGGTAGAAAAACCACCGCTTTTAAGTGAATGTTTTAAATTAACGATTAAATATCTGCCAGAACCATATAATAATTTATCTTCACGCCCAGCCGAACCTTCGACGCCTTTTCTAGGAAATTCAACGTCAATCATCTTACCAGCATTTAGCATTGGATTCCATGGTACTGTGAGAGATAGAGCTATTTTGTCTTGCTCTAGTAATGACATTCTGGCCTGTCTTTTTAATAGGTATTTCTCTATTTCAGAGGCGCACTGGTCTTGGTCTTTTTCTGTATTATAATTAGACTTGCCTAAATTCATATTACCACCACCAAGACCACACCCAGCAGCTTGATTACCAAATAAACTGTGAGTGCCTGCCATCGGGTTAGAACTTATCATTGAGCTAATAAAGCTACCATCCACATCAATACCATTTAGAATATCGGATAATAAATCAAAATCGCATGGAAAATTATAGGTCATAATACTGAGTGGATTACCATAACCAGCAGCAGAACCTGTCTCAGAAAATACGAATGGCTCATTAATAGGTGGTGCTTCTTTGGTAAGTGAATAAATTGATCTAAAATGGTGTGTGCCGAGGTTCTGGTATGTCATATAATGAACAAACGATGGGTCATTACCATTAGCTAGAGCGGCGTTGGCCTGCTGTGTTACAACCTGAAACGGGTGAATATTCTCAGCAATATAATCACGCATTGGTGTGCAGGGTTCAATATCTAAGCTTTGGACACCAGCACAGCCCTGTAATATTTGCGACACAATATCGGACGGAGCCGTGCATTTCCATGACTGTGATACCAAGCTTCTGGCATCATTTAATAGACTATCATCACAGGCATGGATACGGAATTGTTCGTTATTATTATTTAATGATTTAACTCCATTGGAATCAGGGCGCTGGTCGCGCTTGTCTATACGATATATTCTTTGTGATACATCCAGAATTGAATCCATACCAAAGTCCTTAAGAATTTCTCTCTCAATTCGAATATCCATTATTTTATTCTTGAAATCATCGAAATTCTTTGGTGGTCCAACTACGCCCTCACCATCGGGTGACGCATGGAGAAAGCTGTCTACTAATATTGACGTTTGGAGACCAGGAGTCAATAGGCTCTCTCCTAGTGTGATTTCACGAATAGTGATTTCTCTGATATTATTCTCATCTACATTTCCAAAACCCACTGTAAACTCGACCTTTGATTGGCCTAGTGTTGGAGTATTAATATTTACCATGCTTTATACAACTCGTCTCATGAATATTGGTGTATTTTTATTTGTAAGAATACCAAACTCGGTATTTATTTGAGTGTAGTATTCTTTCTTGATTATTCGAATGGTGCGCTTGGCCTCATTTAATTGTTCCTCATAATCATAATAGGTAACAGCATTACGGTATACCGTCTCAATTAATGTCTGACCATCTACTGTTAGATTAATTGGAGTAACGTCTTGGACATCCGCAAGGGCTCCTGGACCCTCATAATAATCGTGTGGTATTTCAGCTCCATCATCGGTCAATGCATCATCGGTCAGCCTTGTTTTATTGATTTCAAATCGTGTTTCCGTAGTTACCTGAGCTGATTGATTTTCTAGTCGTATTACCTTCTCATAATGGTGAACAGATTCCTCATTTGTTAAATCTTGAGTCCAAGCGATTACCTCATAATCTTCTAGTGGTGGCAAATCTTGCTCTTCTACTGGTAGACGATCCGCTTCCGCCATACTACGATACTTATCTGCAATATATTTGGGAAAAACAGATGAGGTCATTGGCCAGTCATATTGAGCGTCTATCATATTATTTGCGTATAATATCATCCAGTGAGCTTGTGGATCACCATATATCTTGGATGCAAGTATTTCTGGTGTATCACCATCACGAATAATATAGCGCATATATGAAGAGGAATTGCTTAGAGCTTCACGAATAATAGAGGTGCGAAATAAAAGATTCCGTACCGATTGAAAGCTTGAATATTTAACACCTGTTATTTGGTAGGGAATTATTGGGAATTTATCAAAAAAACTACTCATTCTTAGAATCCTTGAAGAACGCGGCGCTTGTGAACAACTTCGATTTCTCTCATACCTAAGCTTAGTCTTGCTGCTACTGGATGGCCATTGGAGAAGGTTGAATATACTCCTGTTGGTGCATAGTCTACCTCAATACGATCCAGAACGCAGGTATTAATTCTTGGAATATTTGTATTTTCTTTACCCTTATCAAAGAAGGTAATATCAAATTCAGCAGGTGGAATCCATGTGAAGCCCGCTGTGGTTGAATCCAATTCTGGTGCTGAATGGAATCTAAGGGTACGAATAATAGCCTTCATATTCTCGGACTCTTGCTCATTCCTTGGTGCCATTAAAAATTCGAGAACAAACTGGCGAAGATTTGTTTTAGAGAATAATACCTCGACGCGCGGATTAATTGGATAACCCAACATCCGAGACACATTACCCAAACCATTTAAAGTGGAACCGACTAATGAACCAAGAGCACTACCCGATTCAGCGCCACGTCTTCCACCAGCTTTACCACCAATAAATTCACCAGCAATACCAGCAGCACTAGATAATAGCCCACCAGCCATACCAGTTAAACTGATTTCCTGATATTCATTTGTTGTATTGAATACCACTGGATTAGGCATGAATAGCGCGATGGATTCTTTAATACGGCGAGTATACCTCGGGATAGATAATGGCTCTTTTTGTAAAGCACCATAACCTGTCACTGGGCTGGTGCCGCCTACATTGACAGCATTACCAAAACGCAATGTGTCGACCTTCGAATATTCATTTTGCATTATATTTTGACCAAACTGATTACCGCCATATGCTGATCTAGCTGAACCGGTACGAGCAAACACTGGCACGTTTATGTTTATCACTATATAATGACCGATATAATCATTTGCCAAATCAGATGGGAATACACGATATCTAAAATCATATTCAGATTGCCCAAGAGTATCGTCATCAATATTATAGCCGAATAGTAAATCGCCTGTTCTTGTAATTGAATTATCAAGAACAGATATAATATTTTGGGGAGCCCCTGTGATATCTTCAAATAAGTTCTGTAAATCGTCTAAAATTGACATAGAATTGTCCTTGGAATTGTTTTCTATATATTTATATGAAAACTTACAAGGGCCGATATAGCCCCAAGAACCCTGGAAAATATAAAGGTGACCCAACGGGAATCATATACCGTTCGTTATGGGAACGAAAGCTTATGGTATACCTAGATGAGAACAAGTCAATTATTCAGTGGTCATCTGAGGAGATAGCTATACCATACATATCACCATTAGATAACCGATACCATAGGTATTTCCCAGACTTCTATATAAAGGCCGTAGATAAGAATGGCAATATTGTAGAACAACTATTGGAAGTAAAGCCAAAGAAAGAAACAACTGAACCCAAGAAAAAGAAGCGTATTACCAAACAGTATATTACTGAGGTAACTACATGGGGTAAGAATCAAGCTAAGTGGAAAGCTGCTGAAGAATACTGTCTTGATAGAGGATGGCAGTTTAAGCTCATCACAGAGAAAGAATTAGGTATTAAATAGTATTATTCATTCATACAGGACATAGCCATTATATAGTCATGTCAAGTGGTTGTCAAGTGAAATAAATACAATTATGGCAAAGAATTACACAAATCAAGAAATAGGCGATTGGATGACGGGCAAGGCTAAAAGCGCCTCAGGCTACCGTAATAAGATCATGGCTAATACCGAGCGTGGCAGAGATAGTACCGTAATAGGTAAGATGTATTTCTTCTGGTACGATCCAAAGACTAAAGCCACTCTCCCTACGTATGATCGATTCCCACTGGTATTTCCTATTGAGCGTTATCCAGATGGCTTTTTAGGGCTTAATCTACACTACCTCTCATTCAATGAGCGCAGCGCCCTATTAAATACCATGATGAAATTCCGTAATAATAACCACATGAATGCCACCACCAAGCTCCGCGTTACATATGACTTATTAAATAATACCAGTAAAATAGCTGGTGCAATGCGCCCTTGTATAAAACGATATCTTTTTACACAGGTTAGATCCTCGTTTGTGGAAGTTACAGCGGATGAATGGGATAAGGCCATGCAATTGCCTGTCGCAGTATGGGTTTCAAAAGGATAGAAATAAATGCCTAGTTTTAAAATAGATAATCAACCAACATTCTTGAGAATGCAAGACTTCTACGCTTATTCTAGTTCTTTCCAGAGCCTAGCTAAGTCATGTCGATTTGCCATACAGATCACACCAAGTGGTATTAATTCGACATTAAATAAGCTTGGTTATGGTGATTTTATGAGACAATTCACATACCTATGCGAATCGGCCGAATTCCCTGGTCGTGGCTTTGATATGGCAGATATGAGATATTATGGCCCAAGCTTTAAGATACCATACCAGTCCGACTACCAAGAAACGGCCATGACATTCCTATGCCGTACGGATTCATTTGAAAGACAATTCTTTGATGATTGGATGGAAATAATCAATCCAACCAATACATTTGACTTTGCTTATAAAGATAATTATAAGTGCGAAATTAATATGTTTCAATTCGGTGAACAAGCTGCTACATCAAGCCAGACAGAACCACTGGCTACGTATGCATGGACTCTTCATGATGCTTGGCCAGTTCTGGTTAATCCACAGCCAGTCACATGGGCAGATGATAATTTTCAACGTCTAGCCATATCTTTTACGTATACCAAGTGGACTCGTAAGAACCGAGATCCAAAATCAGGTACATTTAAATTAGTTAAGGATAATGGCAGTTCACAAAGACCTCCTGGAAGTGGCAGCGGTGGTAGTGGATTTTCAGGTGGCGGTAGAGGTGGCGGTGGCGGTGGTGGCTGGTAATATTTAATTATAAAGGATGAAAATATATGACTATACCTAAAATTGATGTGCCGATTTATGATATAACCTTACCATCGACAGGTAAGACTATTAAAATTAGACCATTTCTGGTAAAAGAAGAAAAGCTTTTATTAATGGCAATCGAATCAAAAGACAATGACAATATCATCAAGACCACCAAGCAAGTGATCAATAATTGTATTGTGTCTGGCGATCTTGACCTAGAAAAGATACCATTCTTTGATGTGGACTACCTGTTTATTGCTCTAAGAGCCAAGTCCATTGGTGAAAACATTGAGACTTCCTATGTGTGTAATAATGTGATAGATGGCAACAAATGTGGTGGTGTATTTGAAGCTGTTATTGATATATCCAATTGCATCATCGAAAAGAAAGATGATATTAGCATGGATATTAGCCTATCAAATAAGATTGAAATTAAGATGAAATACCCATCTTATTCTATTATGAAGATGATTACAGGCAATGAGAGTAATTTCCAAAAGAAAATTAGAGTTATTTCTAGCTGTATTGAACGAATTACCTCTGGTGATAAGACATATTCAAGCAAGGACTTCTCAAAGGAAGAACTGGTAGAGTTTATTGAAGGTCTTACCAGTGAGCAGTACGTTAAGCTAGAGAATTTTGTGGATAACTTACCATCTTTTGCTATTGAATCTGGTGGTGTATGCCCAAAGTGTGGATTCAAGCATGAGATTAAATACACGGACTTTACCCGTTTTTTTCAGTAATGCTTGGCCATGACAAACTAATGAATCATTACAAGACTAACTTTGCACTCATGCAGTTCCATAAGTATAGTCTAACCGAATTAGAGGGGATGATTCCTTGGGAAAGATTTATTTACGTTGATTTGCTCAAAGAATATCTAAAAGAACAAGAGCAGAAAAATCGTGACCAAGCAGCAACATTTAAGAAAGCACAGAGAAGATAAATGGCATTCAATCTAGAAGGTATGACAGTCGATTATAAAACCATGTATCGTATGGTACCATCGGATCGATTTGCAGTGGCTCAAAGCGGCATAGCTAATGATCTATTGTCCTCTTTGACTCCAGGTCAATTGGCTAATCTATTTCCTAGATATTACAGCAACAGACTTCCAGATATAGGCGATTCAGGATCCACATCGGCCCTTGGTGGTGCCTTGTCTGGAGGTACATCATTTGGTAGTGGAGGCGGTGGATCATACTCTCCTGCGTCTGCTGGCGGTTCAGCAGCGCCATCTAAAACAGCGCAGCAGATGGCAGTCGAAAGAATCCTGTCGGAACATGGTATTACAGCTAAAACAGAATCAACAAGTCTCTCTGGTAAAGAAGGACAGGTTCTAGCTACTATTAGACACCGCGAATCAGGTGGTAATTATGCGATTGAAAGTAAATCATCCAGCGCATCTGGTGCTTATCAGTTCATCGATTCCACATGGCAAAGCTTAACAGCGAAATATGGAATCGGTACAGAATATGGTAGAGCAGCATGGGCACCTCCAGTAGTCCAAGATGCCGTAGCAAAAGCTTATGTAAAAGAAATTCTAGCTCAAAATGGTGGTGATATATCCAAAGTACCTCTCGTTTGGTATACAGGTAATTCTGCAGGTCAATTATCAGCTCAAGCTTTGGCTGTGAATGGCGGTCTAACTCCGCAGAGATATCAATCCAATTGGATGAATGACTTTGGTAAGTTTGCAAACATTGCAGAAATTGAATCGTCAGTTGATGATATCAAGAGACTTGAAGACTTGAAAGCTGAATTGATACCTCTTTCTGAGGAAATCAGAAGTCAACTGGATGCCAAGACGCTTGAGATATACGATAGAGGATCCAATGAGCAGAAGTGGAATATTGAACAGGCTATTAAAATGGCTGGTGTTCAAGGATTTAATCAAGAATTAAGTAGACATCCTATCAATGAAGCGACGGTCACAGCTACATCGGAGAGGTTTTCTGTATTGAGAGGTAACATCGATGAGGTAAATCCAAAGCTCCAGAATGTTATTAATGCTGCTTCTGGTGATTTACCTCCTGGTTATAGTGTTAAAGCTATCTCGGGTAAAGATTCCCGACTAAGAACAGGAACACAGAACCATCCTGCAGGTCTAGCAATGGATGTGCAGATATATGATGGTGATGGAAACTTAGTTCCTCATAATAGCAACAGCCCTGGTTGGAAATATTATGAGATGTTATATAGATCCGCGCACATTCGCGGTCAGCAAATGTACCCAGATGATAAGTTTATTTGGGGCGGCGCTTGGATATCGGATGCTGCTGGTCGCGGTGATCCTATGCATTATCAGATTGTGGATCCAACTGTGCGTGGATCATCAAATTCATCCGGTAGATATTCTTTTGATAATGGTCTAGACCCATCACATCCATTCGTTAGAGAAGGTGGGCAACTAAGTGCGAAAGAAAGAGAGGACTATGATGCTTCTATATTAGCTAGAATTCAAGCTGAGAGAAACGCATCCGATCCTGTAACAGCCGCTCAGAGTAATATGCAGCTTCCTCCTTCACCTACTCCTGTTGAGACACCACCACCGCCACCTGCACTATCAACTGGTGGTACTGTAGAAATGACTCCTGGTGAAAATATTGCTGGTATCAATACAACAACTGGTAAAGTTGAGTTTATGAGTAATGATAGAGAACTTTATACTAAGGACGACAATGGCGATCTAAGAGTTGATCCATCAACAATAAGAGAGGAAGACCAAAAGGCTCAAGTTGCGTCCGCTGAACCACAAAGAACAGAAACACAAAATCAACCTATGCAGTCTAGACCACAACAACCAATGCCAGTAAGCACATCGGATACAAATTTTGTAAACACAATGTCTTCTGGTCCATTAGCTTCATCACCATCACAGTTGAGAGCATTGAATAGAGCCAAGCTTTATAATGAAAGTAGTGGCAATCTAGTCAATGGGCACTTCTCATAAAAGAAAAGGGCAGCCCGAAAGCTGCCCAATTCATTCGACCGACTGGAATCACCAGTATTTATTACTCGTCAGCAAGACCCTTGAAGTAGTTCAGGTCTTCATCCTCAGTATCAAATGGAACTTCATCAGCCGCAGACTTGCGCGGCTTCGCAGGTTCAAAAGAAGGCTTAGAAGAAACTGCGGTCTGTTCAACCGTAGATGACGGCTCAGCAGTGCCAAGAGTTGCGCCAAGAACGTCTTCAAGCTTACGCTTGAGTTCGTCATATGACTTGAAGTTCTTCGGATCGAGGACTTCCTTTAGAGAATACTCGGACTTCCAAATCTTCTCAAGCTGGGCGTCATCATCAAGAAGAGCGCCAGGAGTGTCAAACGATGAGGTATCGTAGTTGACATAACCAGCAACCATCTTAGAACGGAGCTTGAAGTTAGCACCAGACCAGAAATCAAACGGGTTGAGCGGCTTATCGCCTTCATACTCGGGATTCATAGCTGAGGTAAGCTTGTCGAAAATCTTCTTGCCGAACTTGTACAAGAAGACCTTGCCTTCGTTAGCAGGATTAGAAGGATCCTTCACCACATAGATGTTAGCAACATAGTGGAGACGGCGCTTCTGCTCACGGGCTTGCTTACGCTGCCATGAGTTCTCATCGCTTGAAGCATTCCAAAGTTGAGAGTTGAATTCGGACACAGGATCTTTCTGTCCGAGAGAGGTAAGCGAGTTCTCAATGAACCACTTACCGGTAGGGCCCTTGAAGCCATGATCGAAATAGCGAATCCAAGGAAGAGCGTCATCGCCATCTACTGCGGGTGCAGGCAGGAAGCGAAAGACCGCCATGCCGTTACCGGCCTTATCGCGGTTGAGCTTCCAATAGCGTTCATCTTCCGTACGGCCTTCGCCCTGCGGTTGATTGATCTTTTCGATTTCCTTGGTGAGACGACCGATATCGGCCGAAGACTTCTTGAGGGATGCAAAGTTTGACATTGTATGTTCTCCGTATGACAGTGTATGGTTAGAATTATAGCACAGGAATCTCCCTGTGTCAAGTATATATAGTGTCTTCTACGTGGGATTTCAAGAGGTCTGCAAACTTTTTTTTGTCTAAGTCCCGAAGGACAAAAGGTGCAAACTTCTTGGCTTTGAAACTAATCTTAGACCAAATGAAATCATCTGGTAGTTTAGCATCAAACTTCGGAACGAACTGGATAAAATAGTTGAGTATCACAAAGGTCTGATAAGATATTGATCCAGTCATCAGGGTCGGTATGATGTTTGGATATTGACTATCAAACCGTAAGGCGGGTCTGATATCTCCTATCGTCGCCAGTTCGTTCCGAAATACATAAGACATGGATTGATTGACCTTCACATATGCTGTCGTGGTATCAAAGGCTTCATCATCTAATAGGTCACCAACCCATGTCTTATCTTTTAGTAAGTTAGCCACTAGGTGATCCTGCATGTTATCGCATGATCGGGCCAACTTTTCAAATTGGAATCTATCTCTTCTACACAGGTAAGTTTCCTTAGCAATGTGTCTTGTCTTACCATTATACTTGAAGTAGTCGTAAGAGTCAAGATTAAAATGGTTCTTTAGAGCGAGATAGAGACAGAAAGTTTCGTATCCGCTTAGTTTTGCCATTATAGATTATACAGGCAGTTTGGCGGTGTTCGACTTCGGTAAGAAATGTAACTCTTCGGCCTCAACTTTTATCTTAGACTTCAATGCGCCAGATATCATCTTAGCGCCAATCTCAACCTCTAAGCCAATCTCATTACAGTATTCAAGCACAGCATCCATATAACTCAGGTTCTTCTTCTTTGCTAGAGTTTCAATCCGCAAAGAGAATGTGGTAATCTCATCCTTAGACGGTGCCATTTACTTGCTCTTATCAGCCTGATAATCTTTTGACAACTTATAACTTGTAATTACATCAACCATTTTCTTTTCGCCATTTCTTTCAATCAATAATTTCACTTTGTCTTCGTTTCCATATATCGCAGCCATTTCAGTTACCAACTCATTCACATTGGTAATTTTAACTCCTACAGGATGATTGGCTGGTGTGAAGATTTCCAATACTTTATCATCAACTTTAATTCCTGCCTTATCGGCTGCACCATTCGCATCAATAGAGTTTATAATAACAGAACTGCCGTCGTCTGTCAACCCAATACTTACATTTAATGCTCTCCATCTCACTTCTTTGAATAATTGGAAATCATTGACAACCTTCTTTACCAGATTGGATGGAATACAGAAGCCATATGATCCACCATTTCCAGTCAACATCAATTCGCTAACACAGATAACTTCCCCATACTCATTGAACACTGGGCCGCCAGAATTGCCTTCGTAGATTTTGGCATCAACCTGATCCACATATTTTGGATTTGCGCCTGAGCGACGATCTTTTGCTGATACAATACCTTCCGATACTGTCCAGTGAAGATTCCACGGATGCCCAATGATTACCACCTTGCTACCTGGAACAGATAGTTCGCTATCACCAAGTGGAAGAATCGTTATCTTCTCATGAGCCTTAAACTCATCCCACTTCTTAAGTTGGAGTATAGCAATATCAACAATAGGATCAGCATGAATAACCGTAGCCTCATATCTTACCTGATTGTGGTGAGAAACGACTGCTATCTTTCCCTTGCCGTCGATTACATGTTGATTTGTGATAATTAGATTTTCACCGATGATGAATCCTGTGCCGATACCACCATTTGACACATCAATTGTGTTTTCAATAAGAACTGTGCCGT